CTAAAGAACGTACTATGGGCTGAGCTATCTATATGGCACAACAAGATGGACGATTTCTTTAAGCGTAAGTTCATGATAACCAGTGACCGAATGTACCATATTGACCACGATAAGACATGGTTCGCTGTCGCTAGGACTGCACGGTCGGAGAAGCCTGAAGCCTTGCAGGGTTTTCACAGTGAGAACCTTCTGTTTATAATTGATGAGGCTTCCGGTGTGGCTGAGGAAGTGTTTACGGTTGTTCGTGGTGCATTGACTGAGGAAGATAACCGTTGTGTTATGACCTCTAATCCCACTAGGACTACTGGGTTTTTCTACAACTCACATAACTTATGGGATGGTGACCCATGGCACTGTCTTACCTTCGACGGTGAGGAGTCACCCCGTGTTAGTGAGCGGTACGTCCGTGAGATCGATGTTGAGTTTGGCAGAGACTCCGATGTGTTTAGAGTCAGGGTTCAGGGTAGGTTCCCCATTGAATCTGACTTCATCCTGATATCTAAAAACTGGGTAATGGATGCATTTGAAAGGTCAATATCCTACAGGAAGAGACTTGGAAGACAGCAGTTTGATGCTGCTGGTGTTGATGTTGCTAGGTACGGTGACAATAAGACGGTGTTTGTGCTTGTTCGTCACGCAACAGTTGTCGGCATCTTGCAGTACACGAAGCAGGATACAATGAAAACTGCCGAGGACATAATCCAACTATGTAGTAAAATGAGGGCGCAAGATGTTAAAGTTGACGAGATCGGGATTGGTGCGGGCGTTGTCGATAGATGCTATCAGCGTGGTTATAGCGTCACTGGTGTTGACGTTAGTAAGGTTGCTGTAGACAAGGAGAAGTTTATTAACAAGAGGGCTGAGTACTTCTGGAGCCTACGCACACGCTTTGAGGATGGCAGTATCTCTCTCAAGCCCCTGAAGAAGCAGCTCTCGAGGACAGACATGGTTAAGTTTATCGAGCAGGTTTGCTCAATTAGATATGAGTACAACGACAAGGGGAAGGTGCAAATCTGGTCTAAGGAGAAGATGAGGAGAGAGAAGATAAAGTCTCCTGACCTCGCAGACGCACTGATGTTGGCCTTTGCTGAGTACAACCCAACACTCGTAACGGTTCCCGGGAAGACAGCGACCCAGAGATGGAGTGACGATCTCGAGGGGCCACCCCCTATGGATACTCACCCCCAATACGAGCAGTTCGCTAACGAGTTTTACAAGATGGATGCATATAACATAACGGACGAATCAGAACGAGAGGATGGTATGGTATGGAACTAATGTTTTCACTACAGTACTTAGGTGCGGCATTCATGACTGGACTAGTTATAGGCTCTGGACTGTTCTGCCTAGGACTACTAATCGGCAGACTCCAAGCTGGTGGTGGTGTTGCGTCAGCCTTAAAGAAAGAAGACATTGTCCTGGCAGAGGACATACCAGGTACTGAGGAGTATTTCAATAAGGCTAGGAAGTCTCCCGAGGAAGGTGGTCATGAACACCCGTTTGAGCAAGACCTTATTGACCTGGCTAGACATTCTGAATAGGAGTAGGAAATGTTAAAAGAGATCGACATGATTGCAGGCCTCAACTTCGACAACTTTGAGGAGCAGGACGAAGACTACAAGGAGACTGTCAAGCGTTGGAAGGAGGACAGTCCCAAAGAGTATAACATAATCTGTGTATACTGCAGGGAACGTGTAGGCAAGTTTGTTCCCCGGTTTACAGATTTACCACTCCGTGGGAGTATGATACAGCGTCATGTGGGAACTGAGAGTTGGCCCTTACCATTGCCACACCAAGGCCCACGAGACTTCATATGCCCACACGCTATGGACGGTGACATGCACCTATTCGTAAATGTCACTGAGGGTAGTCCCGACGACACAGATGCCTTCCTTACCGATCGTAATGAATCTTACCAGATCACGAGGAGTTCTGGTGAATGCCCATGTGGTTGTGCTGGTAGGGTGAGGGGGAAGAACAAGTATTCGGACGGACTCAACTGCTACAAGGCTCATGTGGCACAGCTTAAAAAGGAAACTGACTAATGGTTGAGATACAAAAGGTCGCACAGATTGAGGCAAAGGTGGGGGATGCCGTCTCAACGAAGAAGGAGGAGGTTATCCAGCCAGAGGAGAAACAACTCACTACCTGTATTATACCCAAGGCTGGTCACGAGAACGTAGGCCATATGTGCTTCAATACCCTAGCGGAGGTGGTGCAGGACAAGGATAAAAAGAAGCTCCCACAGAAGTGGTTCCGCAACTATGAACTATACAGGGCAAGGCACTGGAAGAGTCAGGGTGCAGCAAAGCTCTCGACGGTTAACTTAATATGGAACTACATACAGAGAACTGTGAACCTCCTCACAGACAATAACCCGACTTTTGACATAGCTGCAGAAGATGATAAGATGGCTAGTATCTTACATAAAGCAGCCAGGTACTGGTGGAACGAGGAGGAGCAGCAGGAAGTATTTGCAGATTCTGTTGAGATGTCAGAGATCAACGGCTGTGTGATCGAGAAGGTAGTTTTCAACCCATCACTAAAGAACGGTATAGGTGAGGTTGACACCATCACGATTGACCCCCACAACTTCGGGTTCTGGCCTCTGAATGAAAAGCGGGCAAAGAGATGGGAAGCCGCCCTACACTTCTATACCATCCCAGTTAATCAGGCTAGGCGTATGTGGCCCTCGATGGCTCCGTACATCAAGTCGGACGAAGGGTGGAAGAAAGACCTTGGGGAGGGTAGGCGAGAGATATTCGGTGGTACCACCTCAGATAAGGGTGTTAAGGAGTATGGTGATTGGGGAGTAGATCACGCCACCTTTACTGGTAATATTGAATCCCTTGGGAAGATCATGGGTGACAAGGAAAATGTTCTTATCCTTGAGTTTTGGGTCAAGGACTACAGCACCAAGACTAAGGTGATAACGGAGTCTACCTCTAGGCTGGATGAAGTTAGTGGTGAACACGTTGCTGTCCCTCAGGTTACTGAGCAGTTCCCTAAGTACCCGGGTAACATTCGATGCATCACAGTGTGTAACGGTGGTGACGTTGTACTCAGCGATAGACCCAACCCCTCAATCAACCCCACACTGCCCACCCACCTAGCAAGTCAAACTTATTTGTGGTCTATGTTCCCGTTTTCGATAGCACAATCGAACAAAGACATCGTCTCTCCGTGGGGCTTTAGCTCCATAGAGCAGCTTGAGACGCTCAACTTCGAGGTAGATAAATGCCTCAGTCAGTTGAACATCGTAAAGGATAAGGCAGTAAGATCACCTGTGATCAACCCTCGTAACGCACAAGTACCAAACAGTGCATTCACTAATGCACCTGCACAGGTGATCAACCCTAAAGATCATGTTGTGGCTGCAGCTATTAAGCACATGGCTCCACCACCACACCAAAGGGATATCGAGTTAATTTTGTCCATCTACCGTGAGATGTTCGACAAGATTGCTGGTATCTTCGACATGACTGACCCCAGTATTGCTAAGGGTAGGATGGCTTTCAAGACAGTTGCTACCATCATTGAGTCAATGCACACCATGCTCCGTGGTAAGATCAGGGGTTATGGTAAGATGCTCCGTGAACGTGGTCGTATGTGGCTGTCACATGCACAGAACTGGTATACTGAGGAGCGTATCTTCTTTGTCAATGCACAGGCTGGTACTAAGGAGTCTGGTAAGTTCACTGGTAAAGAGATGATTTTCCCAGTACAGTTGCAGATCATTGCTGGTTCTACCATGCCTACGTCTAGGTTGCAGCAGCGAGAAGAGGCCAAGGAGCTACACAAGGACGGTGCTATTGACATCCGTGAGTTGCTCGAGAGAATTGATTGGCCTAATCGAGCTGAAGTTATCCAACGGATGGAGATGGGTATGCTAGGGCCAATCATTAAGAGGATGGAAGCCCTCCAGGTTGACCCGAAGGTTATTGAGATGCTACAAAAGATCGCTGGCATGGACGAGTCGGAGTACAATGCTGTGGTCAATCAGATGAAGGAAGCCCAACACAACGAGATGAAGGGTGGACAGGGACAGGACGAAGTCATGCAGGTGAAAGGATTATAAATGATAGAAGCAATGGCGATGGGCCTACTGGTGGGCTGGGCAATATGCCTACTAATCTTTTTCTTATCACCACCAAACCTTAACAAGGAGTAACCATGGCGTTATATGATTACGCTTGTGACAACTGTGAGAGAACTCAGGAAGTGTACCACAAGATGGACTACGATGGTTTGGTTGGGTGTGAGGTTTGCCACCAACCAATGACAAAGAGACTCACAACTGGTCTGACCAAGCGGTCGGACTCCCCCTGGATAAAGGGCATCAACGGTACAATTAATGATCTAGGTGAGGCTCAGGCAGGGAAGCAGGAGTTCATTACTACGAGGGAACAGGCACGAAAGGCCATTAACCAGGCATACTCAGACCCGCACCCCGCGGTGCAGGAACTGAGAAAGCGATACCTAGAGAGGTACTAAGATGAATCATGTGGTGCAACTTGGAGAAGGTGTAACTGAGGAGATCCAAAGAATCAGGGCAAAGAAACATATGCTAGACCTTGCTCTTAGAGTATTCATGCTGGAGGAGCTAACCAAGCGTCTAGACCCTGAGCACATGTACATCTACAGTGAAGAGTACGGAGCCTTCATAAGGGAGCCTATCGATGAAGAGAGTGATAATACTGGGTAAGGGGCCGGGGTGGAGTGAGTGTCCCGAGCCTACCGTTGACGTTCAAGTGTGGAGCATGACTAATATCTTGGTAAAAAGGACTGCAGTAACCAGGGTGTTCGAGATACATAACTTAAGGGAGAAATTCAACAGGCCAAAGGGTGAAGGTCTTATGCACCAGGAGGCTTGCAGGGAAGCCGTCAGGCTTAGAATACCCTACATGGTGAGGGAACACTGGGACTTTCTTCCCCACCTTATTCAGCATGTGTATCCGTGGGAGGATGTCTTTGCTGAGTTTAACATAGACTTCATAGGATGCTCTATGGATGCCATGATCGCCCTGGCAATCCACCAGGGATATGACAGTATACACCTATATGGCACTGGTCAACACAGGGCTTCCAAGTACGACTACCAGGTTGAGTCAATTAACTTCTGGCTGGGGGTTTGTGTCGGTCGGGGGATAGAGTTTTACATACACCATTGGGGTGGAAAGAGACACTCAGACTTATTGACAACTCGTGACGGACTAGTGTACGGACTGGGAAAGCCCATGGGGCTCTTCTCATACACAAACACAGTTGAGGGTTGTACTTGCAATGATATGCCGCACGGTGCAGTGTGTGAAACTACCGTGAAGTATGTCTAGGAGGAAATGCTATGCCATTAACAGGAACTAAGGGTTACGAGGAAAAGAGTAGCAAGTCTGCAGCCAACTGGGCCTTGGGTAAGTACCGTTCTTATATGAAGAGCAGGAAGGACAAGAAGGCTGCTGAGGAAAAGGCTGCTAACGAGAAACGTGCTGACGAGCTATACGGCAAGGGTACTACAATCAAGCCGACACCAAAGCCCGGGGCTAAGCCCACGGTAAAGAAGCCTGTGACCTTGAAAAGTACTGTAGAAATAATGAAAGAAAGAAAGCGCAGAGAGGCGCAA